TCAGCTATCCCAGCCTCAAGCGCAAACAATTATGGTTATGTGCCTGGTGGTTATACTGGTGCGCTATCTACCCCAGCCGCATCTTCCTCATCTGCCGCCGCGCCTGCGAAGCAAGGAGCGACAGGTTCAACCGCTGGAAGTAGCGGCACGGGAAATGACATTAAGCCAACCGATAATTCGGCTCAATTAACAGCTCTTCAAAAACAGCTTGATGACCAGACTAAGCTTATTAACACCCTTCAAGCTGGACAAAACGCAGCCGCTGGTCAAGCTGCGCTCAACACGCAGATAACTAATCAAAACGCTTTAACTCTTCTGCAGTCCACTTTGGCTGGCTATGGCATTGACCCAACGGGCGCTATATCAAACGCTATCCTTGGATTGCAGCAAAAGAATTATGATGCTGCAACAATTCAGAACCTTATCCAAGACCCAACCGCTGCGTCTTCTAAAGACCCAAATGTTGTGGCATTAGCCAACGCTTGGAATACTCGCTTTTCTGGCAACGTTGCTCGCGAAAAGGCTGGCCTTACGCCGCTTTCTCCAGCTGACTATATCAGCACTGAAAACTCATACAAGGCAGTTATGGCCCGTGCAGGCATGGACGCTGCTCATATGGATCCAGCAGTCTTGGGTAACCTTATCGGCACTGACGTTTCTCCAGCTGAAGTTCAACAGCGCGTAGATGCTGCTACAGCAGCTGTAACCGCAACAGACCCTTTCACTTTGCAACAGCTTCAGCAGAATTTTGGTTTAACAAAGGGTGACATGATTGGTCACCTTCTTGACCCAGCTACAGCCTCTAGCGTCATCGCTCAGAAGGTTCAAGCTTCTCAAATTCAAGGCGAAGCAGGTCGTCAAAACCTTGCCCTTAACCAACAGAACGCTGCAACCCTTGCTGCCGCTGGTGTAACCCAAGCGCAGGCAGCTCAAGGATTTACAACCATTGGTTCTCAACTTGGCCAGCAGCAAGCGCTTGCTAGCACATACAATATGAACGCTGGCAATATCGGCAACGCTTTGACAGCAGCTACATTCAACTCCAATATCAATGGAGTGAGCGCAGCTCAGGCTCAGCAAGATTTAGCTCGCTTGCGCGCACAGGAAGTTAACGAATTTTCTGGTTCTTCGGGCGCTTCCAAGGGCAGCCTCTATACAGAAAGCCAGGGCGTTTCCTAAGCCCATCAAGTTCCGTCACCACTGACCAGCATGGATGACGTGTATTTCAGACTGGTAGTAGGAGCCAACATTCCTTCCCCTGGGAAATGCTGCGGCCTGCGTCCAACCAACAGAAAAGGGAGTGCCACATGGCAAACCAATACGAAGAAGACGAAGACGATCTAGAGCTTGATGAAGTTCAGCAGGACCAGAATGGCCCAGCTAATCTTCGCAAGGCATTAAAGCGCGCTGAGCGCGAAAAGAAGGAACTGGCTGAACAGCTAGCAAACATTCAAGCAGACCTTCGTGGTCGTTCCGTCAAGGAAGTATTGGAACAGAAAGGCGTATCCACAAAGATCGCCAAGTTCATTCCTGGCGACGTAAGTACGCCTGAGCAGATTGACGCATGGTTAAACGAGAACGCTGATGTGTTTGGTTTTACCGTGAGTGAAGATGCTTCATCGGAAGCACCAGAAAACCCAACTGCCCGTGAGATGCAGCGTATCAACGCCTCTCTTCAAAACGCAAATACCCCTTCCCGCGACGTAGACGCAGCGGCGAAGTTGGCTGGCGTTAAGACAAGAGAAGAGCTTGACATGCTGGTATTCGGACAATCGGTTACTGGCCGCGGCCGTCGTTAAACAACCCATCAACGCACAATATACCCAAAGAAAGTAGGTGACGCAAATGGCAGGTAATCAATATACCGACTCAATCGGCTCTACCGCTGGTATTCCAGGCTTAGTACAGACCGCTTATGATCGCTATGTAGAGTTTGCCCTTCGTGCTGTTCCTCTTATCCGCGACGTTGCAGATAAGCGCCCAGTACAGCAAGCAATGCCAGGTTCGTCTGTTGTATTCCAGATTTACACAGACATGACCGCAGTAACTTCTTCTCTCTCAGAAGATGTTGATCCAGATGCAGTAGCACTTGGAAACACAACCCCAATTTCCGTATCTCTCCTTGAATACGGAAATGCATCATTAACAACTCGTAAGCTTGAGTTGTTCTCACTCTCAGATGTTGACCCAGCGATTGCAGATATTATCGCCTTCAACATGGCTGACTCACTTGACACAAACGTCCTTAACGTTCTCATCGGTGGCCCAAATGCTATCGCAGAAGTTAACGGTAACCTTGTTTCAACCTACGCTGGTTCATACACCAACGGAACAACCGCGGCTACAATCCGCAACACTGACGTAATCAAGTCACGCGATATTCGTACCGCAGTGGCTAAGCTTCGTGCAAACAAGGCTGTCCCACGTCAAGGAGAATACTACTGGTGTGGTATTCACCCAGAAGTTTCATTCGACCTTCGTTCTGAGACAGGCTCAGGCGGATGGCGCGATGACCACAAGTTCTCCGAGACAGGTGCAGCTGAATTTTGGCCAGGCACCATCGGAACTTACGAAGGCGCAATGTTCGTAGAATCACCACGTTTGTTCAACACAACCGACGGTACAGGTTCTACTGGTGCAACAGGCACCTTCGGAACATCGTCTTACGTCTACGCTACTGGTGGCGTTCGCGTCTTCCGTACACTCGTTGCTGGAAAGCAAGCATTGGCTGAAGCAGTTGCTGAAGAGCCACATGTCGTGTTCGGTCCAGTCGTTGATAAGTTGATGCGTTTCCGTCCAATCGGATGGTACGGCGTTCTTGGCTGGGCACGTTACCGTGACGCAGCTTTGGTTCGTATCGAATCAACATCTTCGATCCACAACTCTTAATTTGAGTTAGTTGTCTCCCAGCCTCGCACGTGGGGCTGGGTGGCAACACCCCTATTGAAAGGTAGCACATGGCATATGTTTTCAAACCACCTACGGTGGAAGAAGGCCCTGCGGGCTTTGGCATATTGTTTTGGCGTTATCGCTTACCACGGGCAAATTCAATTCTTGTATTCGGTACAGCCGTAGTTAGTACGCGTACCCCTGCCGTACAAGATACTCAGTCAGCAGACTACTGCTACTTGGGTGGACATGAGTATGTACTGTCCCAGGCGGAATATACGATTTTAACAAACGCTGGTTACGGCGCTAACATCACAACGGTTTAGGAGCAGGCGTGTTTAGTCCAGGACGATACAACATTAGCATTATCCAAGGCACGACCTTTAGCATTGCTCCCATCTGGCAAATCGATAACCTGCCAGTGAACATTACGGGCTACTCAGCAGACATGCAGGTGCGCGATGTATCAGGCGGCCTTATTACTGAAATGTCTACAAACAATGGACGCGCTACTATTAACGGCGCTCTTGGCCAAACCACGCTGACTTTGACGGCAGCCCAGACTGGCGCTCTTGCCGTGGGCAACTACACATACGCTTTCAACCTGACAGATATTTCTAGCAACGTCTATCAAATCCTCAACGGATCATTCGTTGTTCAGGCGACGGTGATACACTAATGTCAGTCACAACTAATTCCATATCGACTGTACTTATCCCCGTCACAACCAACGTCTTTAACGTTGGTTCTACTCAACCATTAGTTATTGAACTGGGCGTGATTGGCCCACAAGGTATTCAAGGAGCAACAGGTGCTAACGGTAACACTGGGCCTACTGGCAATACTGGCCCCACTGGCAGTGTCGGCGTTACTGGTCCGACGGGAGCTACGGGTAATACAGGAGCTACAGGAGCGACAGGAAGTGGCGCGACTGGCGCAACTGGTGCAACAGGGAGTACTGGAGCAACAGGATCCACTGGTAACACTGGAGCGACAGGACCCACAGGTTCTACTGGCTCAACAGGTGTTACTGGCCCGACAGGGGCTACTGGATCCACAGGGTCAACTGGAGTAACTGGTGCCACTGGTTCAACTGGAAACACAGGGGCAACTGGCAGTACAGGAGTTGCAGGACCTACTGGTTCAACGGGTGCAACTGGTGCTACAGGAAGCACTGGCGCAACTGGACAAACTGGAGCTACAGGTTCAACTGGAGCTACAGGCTCTACTGGCAGCCAAGGTGTAACAGGTCCAACTGGCTCTACAGGCTCAACTGGTTCTACTGGCGCTACAGGCTCCACAGGACCAACTGGAGCCACGGGAAACACAGGAGCTACTGGAACTACAGGAGCAACTGGCTCAACTGGTAGTACAGGCAGCACAGGTCCTACTGGACCTACAGGAAGTACTGGAGCTACAGGTGCGACTGGTGCTACTGGAACGTCTATAACAGGCTCTACGGGCGCCACAGGCGCTACAGGAGCCACTGGTGCAGGCGGTGCGCTGGGCTATTACGGTAACTTCTACGACACTACCACTCAGACCAACGCTGGCGCTACAAGCGCTAACCTCATCACCATTAACACTAATGCTGGCTCTAGTGGAGTAAGCATTGTATCTGGCAGCCAGATTACCTTTGCCTATGCTGGTACATATTCCGTCAATTTGCTTGGTCAATTCATTACCACAGGCGGCGGTAGCAACTATCAGGTCAATGTCTGGTATGCCCTCAACGGCACAGCGGTGACTGAATCAACCGCAATCTTTACCACCTCTGGCGTTAACAATCAAGTGCTTGCCAACATTGAAGACTTGGTTACCGTCAACGCTAATGACTACATCCAGTTCTACTGGTCCTCACAAAATACATATATGGAGTTGCTTGCCGCATCAGCAGGTTCATCTCCAACTCGTCCCGCTTCCCCAAGTGTTAACCTTCATGTCGAACAGATTATGTACACGCAACTTGGACCGACAGGAGCAACGGGTGCCACAGGGTCAACGGGAAGTACTGGAGCCACAGGAACAAGCATTACTGGCCCAACTGGCCCAACTGGTTCCACAGGTGCAACAGGCACAGCAGGCACCAACGGTGCGACAGGAGCTACAGGAGCGACTGGCGTTACTGGACCAACAGGGTCGACAGGTGCTACTGGCAGCACTGGCACGGCTGGAGCTACAGGGCCTACTGGATCGACAGGCGCGACAGGTTCTACGGGAAGCACGGGAGCAACAGGCTCGGCAGGCACAAACGCCACGGCGTACCCAGACATACTAATCTTCGGAGCTATGTGATACAATAGACGCGAATGTCTATTAAGATAGCTGTCTACAGCATAGCGCTTAATGAGATTAAGCACGTCGAAAGGTACGCAGCCGCTACGGCTGGTGCCGACTATGTAATCGTAGCAGATACAGGATCTACAGATGGCACACAAGAAGCGCTCCGCAAACTCGGTGTTACGGTTTATGATATTAGCGTTAATCCTTGGCGCTTCGATATGGCTCGTAATGCGGCTCTATCGCTCGTACCAAAAGACGCGGATGTGTGCCTAGTCCTAGATTTGGACGAAGTGCCTGAACCAAAGTTCTTTGACAAGGTACGCAAGCGCTGGGTCAAAGGCTCAGACTTTGGCTGGATAACTATTGACACAGGCTCTAAGTCAGCCCGTGACAGACTGCATGGTCGCAATGGCTGGCATTGGAAATATCCTTGCCACGAAATTCAGTTGTGGTATGGCCAAGGCGAAGCTAAGCAAGTTGATATTACCAATGCGCTTATCACGCACATGCCAGATAACTCTAAGTCCAGAGGACAGTATGTGCCACTGCTTGAGATGGCCGTCAAGGAATTTCCTGACGATGCTCGCATGTGGACATACATGACCAGAGAGTATTACTACCACAACCGTTGGGAAGATGTACTTGCCGCAGGCAAGCGCAGACTTGAACTAGATGGTTGGGATGTAGAAGGTGCAGCAACCTGTCGTTGGATGGGCGAAGCTGCTTACCAGTTGGGTCAAGATGCTACCCAATGGTTTGAAAAAGGCGTAGAGATATTGCCCACCCAAGGTGAACCTTGGCATGGTGTGGCGATAGACGCATACCGCAAACAGCAATGGCAGAAATGCCTAGATGCATGTTTGACAATTATAGATCTTCCCCGTTCTGCACACTACTGCTATGAAGCTCCAGTTTGGGACTGGAAAGCTCTTGACCTAGCGGGAGTAAGTGCCTACAACTTAGGTCATAAGCACGAAGCTTTGACCTTTGCCAAAGAGGCAGCCAAGGCCAATGGTCCTGAGCAAGAGCGCATATTGCGCAATATACATTTTATGGAACAGGAGTTACATGTCGCATCAACACGTAAGCAAGGTAACCAAGTGGGGAATGGATGAGAGTTACAACTCTATTCCCGTTGAATATGGTTGCACTGGATGCGACGAAGTTTTCACAACTCCGCCAGTGGTTGAAGAAACACCATCGGATCATCTTAACCATACTGATTATATCGATGGCTGCTTTGGCTGCAAGCTCCGCACACTAGAGCTAAGCACAGGCGATGCTGGCCGAGCTGACAGCATGAGCAACAAGAAGTGGAACGCAGAGCTGAACGCCTACGCGGATGCTCGCTCACAAGGTATTCAGCCAGCAGGCACAACCATGAAGGCAGTCCAGGAAGCTAAGGCTGCTAGTGACAAGCTTGGTACGGCGTACAACGCAGAGTATATGCCAGCCGCATCAAAGATAGATAAACCACTCGCAAACACTATGAAGGAAGTTGGTGCGCTCTAATGGCAGCAGCAAAAAAGGGTATGGGTTTTGCCGCAGCGGCAAAGTCTATTTCTAAGAAGCAAGGTATTCCTATGAAGAACGCTGGTGCAATTCTTGCAGCTGGCGCTCGTAATGCAAGTCCAGCAGCAAAGAAGAAAAACCCAAACCTCAAGAAAGTTAAAGGTAAGTAATATGTGCAAAGAATGTGGCTGCGATAAGAACGCCATTGGCAAGCTTGACGAGAAGCTCACTGGCAAGCCAACCAAAACTCCTTATGGCGAATATAAGGGCGTAGGCGGCACTAAGTAATGGCAAAGACAATCAAGGTTGGTGGTAAGACTCACACCATTACCAAAGATGTGGTTGTCAAGCATAAGAGTGGCAAAGTTATTGACCTAACCAAAGTGGCTGGAGTTAAGACCATTGCCGCTGGTGTTAAGGCTACAAAGAAATACCATTCCAAGAAAGGCAAGTAAATGGCAAATTACGGCGGGTTGTCTACGGTGTATCACATCAACCGTTTAGCTGGCACTATTATCAACGGCGTACCTCAGTACGACTTTAACGGTGCTTGCGTAAAATGGGCTGACGCTGTCATCCCTGGCCACAATGCAACCCGTGGTATTGACGCACTCAACCAGATTTACGCTTACCGCAATGGCGGAGTGAACCTCAAGTTAGACACACCTGGCGTATTAAACGCACTGGCTGGTACCTACGGTATTGGCGAGGCAGAAGCAGCAGCAAGGATTGCATCGTGACTTTATTCTCTGATTTAATTGATGAGACGGCACTAGCCCTCACAGGCTATACCTCTCGCCAGGACCAAGCCACATTCCTTACTGCGGACCTAAGTGCCACAGCGACTACCTTTACGGTAGCCGATGGAACAGTCCTTACACGCGGTATTGTCGAAATTGACGAAGAGCTAATCTGGGTTGACTCGTTTGACCGCACCACCAACACTGCGACCATTCCGCCATATGGTCGTGGTTTTAGAGATACAACCCCAGTGCCACACACTGCGGGTACACGCGTTACCATCACTCCTTCATTCCCACGGGCCATGATCCGTAAGGATATTAACGAAGCGATTGACGCTATCTATCCAGACTTGTTTGGCGTGTACTACACAACCTTCCCATTCATTGCAGCTCGTACTACCTACCAGCTACCGCAGGAAGCTATCGACGCTTTGGCAGTATCGTGGCAGACCATCGGGCCTTCTTTAGAATGGCTACCAGTTCGCCACTACCGCATTGACCGTACAGCTAACCCACTAGCGTGGAACAGCGGCAAGACTATCTCCATCTCCGATGGAATTATCCCAGGTCGTACTGTTCAGGTTGTCTACACCAAAAAGCCTACTCAGCTACAAAACGATAACGATGACTTTACATTGACTGGTTTGCCAGAGTCGTGCCGTGAAGTAATCATCCTTGGCGCAGCGTATCGCTCAGCTGCCTATATTGACATGGGCCGTATCCCAGCCATCACCGCTGAAGCGGATGCGCAGCAACAGTCCAACCCAGTTGGCTCTGCTACCAACATGTCTCGCTATTTCTATCAGATGTACCAGCAACGCTTGCAGGTGGAAATTCGTCGCCAGCAAGAACAATATCCACCACGCACACACTACTCTCGCTAAGGCAGGCAGATGGCACAAAATAGATATTACAGCGCTACGGCGCAGGATACGACGCTCACTTCGGCGATGACTAACTCTGCCACCACCATGGTGGTTGGAGCTACTGTAGGTTACCCAGGCAGCTTTCCATTTGTGCTTGCTGTTGACTACAACACCTCTGCCGAAGAGCTGGTACTCGTTACCAACATTTCAGGTTTGACCCTGACGGTTCAGCGTGGCTTTAACGGAACCACTGCTCAGGCTCACAACTCTGGTGCTGTTGTCCGTCACGTGATTACAGCTCAGGATATGACAGATGCTGGAGCGCACATCGGCTCTGGCCCTAATGGCGTACACGGTATTACGGGTGCCCTTGGCACATTCTTAACAACTCCAACCTCGGCTAACTTGGCAGCCTTGCTGCCAGATGAGACAGGCTCTGGATCGGCAGTATTTGGCACAGCCCCAACCATCGGCTCAGCGGTTCTTACCTCGCCAGTTATCAGCATGGGCATTAATGCTCAGACTGGTACGAGTTACACCCTTGTAGCTGCTGACGCAGCCAAGCTGGTAACGCTCTACAATACTGGCTCAATTACCCTGACTATCCCATCGGGTGTGTTTAGCGTCGGTCAAGCCGTCAACATCCAGCAAACTGGCGCAGGTCAGGTAACCGTAGCCAACGACGGCACATCAACCTTTACGGGTACAGGCACCAAGCTGCGTACCCAATACTCGGCTGCAACCATTATCTGCGTAGCAACCAACACCTTCACCTTGATTGGAGACATTGCGTAATGGCAACAGCATACGTCGTT